AGATTTGGCCGTTCGCATCAGCCACCACGGCACCGAACGGATACTCCGGAGAGTTGGTCGGGGTGACGTAGGCCACCTGGCCTTCTTGAATCACCCCGTTTACGCAGCGGAAAACTTCGGCCAGTTCCAACGTGCGGCAGGGGATATTTCCCAGTAGGTCGATGGCTTCGCTCGCTGCGCCGATGAGGGTGGCGCGGCTGACGACTCCCGGGCTGTCCAGATAAATCGGGATCAACCGCAGGGCGCCGAGGGCTTGCGTGTACGCGTTGAAGTAGTTGGTTTTCATGCTGCGGCGTCCTTGTTCTGGGCGTTGATGCCGATGCCAAGCTGCTTCGCCAGCCACTCGATGCCGCGTTCAGTGACCAGAACGACGGCATAGTGGCTGTAGCCTCTGATGTTGTCGTTCCAGCGGCTACGCGGATCGCTGAACAGGTAGCCACGATCGCGGTGCTGACTGGCGAGCTCGCCGCTTTGGGTCAAAACACGGAGTTCGCGCAGCTGGCTGCGAAATTTGCGGGGTTTGAGGCCGAGTACGGCGGCGGTTTCGTCCAGGGTGCGGTTCATGGCGCTGTCCTCAGGCTGCGTCGCTGTCGACACGTGCGGTCAGGGCGGTGAAGAACTCGTCCAGCTGACCAAAAAGGTCGTCTAGGCCGCCGTCGTTGTGCAACACCAGGTCGTTGTCCTGAATGCCAATGCCTGATTCGCTGACATGTGGATTCACCTCTGTCGCATCAGGACGGAGGACGTGGATCACGATGCCGCCCCGCTTGCGAACAAAGTCAGCCTCGTTCTCGAATCGCAAGTCGCTAATCACAAAGCCGGTTGCGGTGTCGTGGGTCTGCCCGAGGAATTCGAGGTTCTGTTCAGCCAGTAGCAGCCAAAGCTCTGGATGCACCAGGTTACGGCCCCACTCAGTGCCCAAAGACTGCATTAGTTCGCGAGCGGAGCGACCGAGCCAGCCTATAGGCTGCTCTTTGCGGTCGCCGTCGAAGTCACAGGGGCTCAGGTTGAAGATGTTCATCAACCCTTCGCGCAGCGGATCCGCAAAGGCGTAAGACTGAAAGCCGTGGACGTTCACGAGATGAGTGGCCGCAGTGGTTTTGCCTGTGCGAGCAAGGCCGGCAAGGCCTATCAAGAGTTGTCTCATGCTGCGTCGCCCCCGAAAGGCCACGAGCTATCGCTGGCGGTGCTGGTGGGTTCGACAGCCGCGGTGCGACCTTTGGGAGTGGTGATCACCAACAGGCCGGTTTGGCGCTGGATGGCTTCGACGTCGGCCCGGCTACTGCATGCTGAAGGATGCAGGTAGACCGGGCAGCGGGTGTTGGTGTGCTGTGTGGTTTGCATGGCTCGTACTCTTTGGTGAGAGGGGTACGAGAACAAGACTACAATTCAATTTGTAATACGGTCAACAGGTAAATTTGTATTTTGATTTTTGGGTGAAAAAAACCCGCTAGATGCGGGCTTTTAATTTGAGAGGGGTTAGCGAAGAACGGAATACCAGAACACCCTGCCGATGATGATTATCGATTCAGAGCGAATTCTTTCCTTGGTGTACTCCTCGTCTGGGTACTCGTCTCTGTTGAAGCTTCGCATCCTGATTCCGCCGAGAGGCAAGCGGTAGAGCATTTTTACGCGTAGCTCGTCGTTGTGACTGATCGCGTAAATGTCCCCATCCTTAAACTCTTTTTTCCCTTGATCAACTCCAACCGTACTGCCGTTTGGAAGTACCGGCTCCATGCTGTTGCCATACACCGTGACGCAAACCGCGTTGTCGGGTTCGACTCCTTGTCTGCGCAGAGAGATTTTGCCGAAGCGAAGCTTTGATCTCACGTGGTCCTGAGTAACGGCTCTGCCATTTCCCGCTGAAAGCTGCACTTCCTTGAGCAATGGAACCTCGATTTCATCGTCTTCTAGAGGCGTCTCGTCATCCCAAACTTCGATTGGGCCGAGCATGACCGCCTCGGGGGCGGTTGATGTCTTTTGTTCGCCATTAAGGGCGGCCACTTCATCTATTGAGATGCCAAGTACCTGGGCTATCTGAATAGCGAAGCGCGTGTTTTTGGTGTCGCCGGCTTCGAAAGCTGCGTAGGTCTGCTGGCTGAAGGTTTCTTCAGGGCCCAAGAGAGCTCTCACCTTCTCGGCGAGTGCTACCTGGCTGAGCTTGAGTTGTTTTCGGCGAGCCTTGAATAAGGCTGCTACGGCAGATGGATTTTTCGAGGCTTTAGTCATCCCTGAATAATACAAATGATTTTGTACTCCATCCAACACGCTAACTTGTTGCGCAAATACAAATTTAGCTGTAATTTCTGTTTGTACTTTCTGCTTTGAGGTCCCCATGAACCACTCTGATGAGATGCGCTTAGCGCTGGTTGAAGCTGTTGATGCGGCCAAAGGTCAGGTCGCATTCGCGCAGGTCATGTCGAGCCCGGGACGTGTGGTTTCTCAGCAGATCGTCTCGTATTGGCTAAAGCGGGGTTATTTGCCCGCGGAACTTGTGGTTCGGGCCGAGTTGATGACCGGCGTTTCTCGGTTTCGACTTCGCCCTGATGTCTTCTGCGTACCGCAAGACCTTCAAGAGTCAAAGGCTGCTTAACAAAAGGTGCCGAGCTGGGGCCTCTCACCAAAGATCCCCCAGCTCAGCTACGACGACACACAGCACATGCACATCGGTCGTGGTCGTAGGATAGGGTTTACCCTGGACTATGGCTACACCGTAAACAGGGGATTTACGGTTATGAGTCGAACAGATCTTTTGCCGGACGCTGGTCCGGTCCTTCCTTTGCGCCAGGCGATCTATCGCGCTGGTCGTGACTATAAGGGCGGAATCACCGCCCTTGCCTTTGACATGGTGTTGGACAACGACACCCTCCAGAAGAAACTCAAGCTCGATGAAGAGCGGCGTTGGCTGAACCCTGATGAGCTTGAGGACGTCATCAGGTTAACCACTGACTCTCGGTTGCTCGACGCGCTGATGCGTCCGGCTGGTGCGGTTTGGTATCGCCCGGTACCGGTGCCGGCAACGCGTGATGCACTTAAAGCTGTTGGCAAATTGCTGGGTGAGACCGGCGAATTTGTGGCCGCAATGCATGACGGTGCTGCCGACAATGTCTGGGAACTGCACGAAGTCGTTGATCTTGAAAAGCACGGCATGGATGTGATCCGCGAAATCCTCGGCATCATGGCAGGTGCGCGTCAGGCGATGGAGGATCGAGACAATGGCTGACGATATCGACCGCGCTAACGATCAGGCGCAATACCTGCTCGACGTCGCCCTCCATCGCAATCGCCGTGTACCTACGAATCGTGTCAGCGCGCAGTTCTGTGACGACTGCGGTGACTCCATCCCGTTGCTTCGACAGCAGACGATTGAAGGTTGTGAAACCTGCGTCAGCTGCCAAGGGCTGCGGGAGCGGCGCAGATGACGGATCACGACAATGGATTGCCAACTGCTGATTGGGCTCAGTTCTACATCGACACATTTGGCTGGGCACTCGTCCCGATTGAACCGGGTCAGAAAGGTCCGAAGGGAATGGGTTGGAACAAACCGGGCGGATACATCACCGACGCGGTAGCCGCTCAAGCATTTTGGAATAGAAATCCGAACCACAACCTGGGCGTCGTGCTTGGGCCGAGTCGCGTCTGTTCGTTGGACGTGGACGATGTGCAGTGGACGCGTCACGTGCTGTACGAACTGCTGGGCCTCGATCTGGATGCGATGGCCGTGGTGTATCCGACGATTGTCGGTAACCCACTGCGGTTCAGGGTGCTGTTTAAGCTGCCAGATGGTGTCGAGCTGAATCGACACTCGCTGTCGTGGCCGAACGAGAAAGATCCAGACGGTTCGATTTTTAAGGCGTTGGTTGCGAAGGCCAAGGCTGCCAAAGCGCTGGGTGATGCAGCTAGTGAAGCGGCTGCACAGGCAGAAGCAGAAGACTATAAGCGCTTTACCGTGTTCGAACTGCGCGCTGGCTTGGTGCAGGACGTGTTCCCTCCGTCGATTCACCCTGGTACTGGCAAGCCATACGTCTGGCGAACGCCGCCGAATGCCATGGACGGTTTACCCACGCTAACCAACGACCTCCTGAACATCTGGCAAAACTGGGACATCTTCAAGCGCGACGGCGAAGCGGCGTGTCCGTGGGCGCCAAAACCGAAGAAACCGCAGGCCAAGGTCATCAAGCGTGCACCACCGGCGGCGGGTAAGCCCTCGGTAATCGACGAGTTCAATCGCAGTCATGACGTTGAAGAGCTGCTCCGTGCGCACGACTACATCAAGCGCGGCGGTAAGTGGCTGTATCCGCACAGCAGCACCGGCCTGCCGGGTGTGACGGTCAGTGACGGCAAGGTGTATTCGCACCACGGCGCCGATCCGCTCGCGAACGGGCACCAGAACGATGCGTTCGAGGTGTTTTGTCTGTTGCAGCATGGTGGCGACCAGGCGCGGGCCGTCAAGGACGCTGCGCGGATGCTGGGTATGCAGCATTCGTCGCGCCCGGATCCGCGCGATCTTCCCCCGACCCCATCTAGTGATCCACGCGAGCCGAGCCTGATGCCCGACGAAGTCAGCGAGGCTGCTCCGGCTTCTGACGGGGGCGCGGGGGAGGTGCTGACGCTTGAACAGATCCTTCGACGGTACGCGCTGGTGGAAGGCACCACGCACGTGTGGGACTTCGACCAGTCACGGGTGATGAAGAAGTCGGCATTTGAAGCCCGAGTCGGCAAACCACTGGCGAAACA